TTGTTACCTTCGGGTCCGTGCGGCGCGCCGTTATATATCCGAGCGCTATCATCATTTTACCAATCGGGACGCCTTCCATTGTCCCGTCGGTAGGAAGACTCCCTACAATTTCCTCAAAATCTGAAAGTTCTCCGTAACTCATTTCGTCCAAAGAAACAACTCTAATTTCCTTAGTTTCCGGTTCTTCTAAATTCTTTTTCGCTGTCATTCTGTAACCCCTCCTAAAGGTGCTTTTCCGCTAACTTGTTAATATTTTTTTCGTACAATTTTTTAATGTAATCGTAATCGTACCCTAGAGCCCGGATTAAAAAATTGTTAGGTTCAGTGTATCCGCCCTGTGCTCTAGGTCTGTGCCCGAAAATTATCGGTCCTGCATAGGGTACACGTCCCGGGCTTCCCGCCTTTATACTAGCTTCTCTTTGCCCGGACTTAGAAGTAATAGACCGTATTAGCCTGCCGGAAACTTTCGGCGCCATAGTTTTAGCGGTGTCTCTAACAGTGTCAGCAGCCGATTTATTTACTAGACGAAGTTCTTTAGTTAAGCCTTTGTCTACACTGCTCAGCGCCGCCCGCAGTTCTTTAAGGCCCTCTACCTCTATGCTTACCGCTTCTTTAGCCAACGCAACCCCAAAAATTTTTGTTAACCGACGTTACATTTAACCGACTAGGGGCGCCCCGAACATAATCGGGGCGCCCGCTCGCCGGGGGCAAACTATGCGGCCGTATCCGTAGACATATAGGTTGCCGTAATCGCGGCGTCGCTTCCGTTGTGCATCACCTGGAAAGGCAAAGACTGTACCGGAGTATCCGAAAGAGAAACGACAGGGTTTCCGTCGGTCCAATTGATAGCCTTAAATCGGAGACTAAAATATTCGCTATGGGCGCCGGCAATAACTGCCCCCGTCCACTTCAACTCTAGATCTAGATCCGTCCCGGCCGTCCATTGTGCGTACTGGTCGGTGGAAGAAAAGTCTATAGACATTTCTCCGGAATAAGAAGGGATACCCGAGCGGACCGGCTCCTTCTTCAAAGCCGAACCCCGAAGGTAGCGCCGGTCTGTTTTTAGTCCTAATTCGGCCGAGAAACTGAGATCCAAAAGATCTAATGTCGAAGGCGAACCGTCGGGATCGAGAGTCGCCGTGCATTGCGTCCAGTCGAACGGGACGGCGCCGGACGGAAACGCCGGGGTCGCTGCGGCGGTCGTAATGTCTACGTCTTCGCTGTCAAAATCCACCGACCAAACAAGAAGACCGTCGACGCCCTGCGACAAATTCCAGCCCGTAATTTTGGCGCCGTGGTGCGTGAACTGCTGAACGCCCGACTCCATTTTTGGCCTGATCACTTGCACCGTAAACGAATCGGCCGGCGCTGCGTCCGTAGTAGCGAACGTCTGCAAATATGCGGCCGTCGCTTCCTGCTGAACCGGTGCGACCTTAGAACCGAAAGCCCCGCCCAATAGCAAGCCGGCGCCGTTCGTCATAAAATCGGAAGTAATGTTCCCGGCCCCGCCCATGTTAACCGTTTTTACCCGGTCGCTTCGGAGCGCCTGCATATTGTTACGGAATCCTACCGACTCTAGTCGGGACTGCGCCCGGGTCCAATTGTCGGACTGCGCTTCCATGCTCCTAGTAGGCGTGACAGCAGACCCATAAGTTGTTTCGAGTCCTACGTTTACGCTAGCGTCTAGAATACTCATTTTTCGCTCTTCTCCGCAGCGACGACGCTACTTTTAGGGGAATCTTTTTTAGTTTCAACTATCCAATCGGGAAGCCCCGAAAGTTCGGCGCCAACGTCCGCCGGAACTTCTATCGTTTCGCCGTGACCAGCAACAAAAACGCCGCCGGCTTTCGGGTGAATTTCGACACCGTTTCCGGTGTTGGTAACCTTCATATTAAACGCTCCTTGACCGTTAAGCCGATTGTTACTGTTACAGACTGAAACCCTTCGGGCGATTCCTGTAACTTGGATTCGATACTATCAATTAACACAAAAAGGGCGCCCGAGGAAACCGCCGAAACAGACCACTCGGCCGGTTGAGCGTTAGCAGCAAGAAAATTTTCTATCGACGCAACAATAGCGAAAGCTCTAGTTTCTGCGTCTTCGCTGTCACTAATTATCGTGCTCTCGACAACAAGGTCGACGCCCCAAGTTAAAACGCTCTTACGCCGAGATCCGCTAATCCTCTGCTCCGGAGTTTCCGAAGTAGCCATGTCGCTACCGAAGTAGATTGCCTCCGACCTTAACCGGTCGACCGCCGGCCGAGAGTAAGAAACCTGGACCGAGGTCGGACCGGCGGCCGTAGCCGAAGCAATATTTAAAGCCCCGATCTCGTCAAGTAACGAACGTTTAACCGAAACAATTGTTGTTGTCGTCGCCATATCAAATAGCGCCGTGTCTGTTGCGGTTTAAAATTGCGTTAACGTCGGGCATGGCCGTAGGCCTACCGGCGCCGCCGGCTTGCGCTCTAAGCTCAAAAGATCCATCCGAGTTGCTAAGCTGCAAAGCCCTTTCCGGCACTCTCGACTGTAGACTAAGCAGCCAAAAACGGGCTATGGAACGGGCGGCCCACCTTATCGACTGAGAAGGCGAAGACGAAAATCCGGCGGTGCCTTCGATTATCACGTTCCGCCCTGCATGGTCAAAAGTCCATGTCCCGGAACTCCGCACAACTAGAGCCGTCGGCCGAAGAGTGTACGTGATACCCGAGTCGGCGACACCATCAACCGAAGCGGCCGAAATGCTTCTAGGATACATAACCATTTCGCCCGACTCGCCCCTTAGTCGCACATCGTCCCGGCCGGACCCGTCCACCGTGACGGCGAAAGAATCGTAAGCAGCCGAAGCGACATCGCCGAAACTAGTACCGCAATATCCGTCTACCGTTTCCTTAGCAAAAACAATGCTAACGTCTAGGTCGGCATCAGGAAAAACTGTCGAATCTCCGAGACCGTCAAGAGCGCGCAACTCTGCGCGTGTGCAGTACGCCGACATACTAGCCCCCCGTCTCTGCCCCGGTAATGTCTACCGCCGCAGTTTCTACGGTCTTACCTTTGCGTTTCCGAGTCGCCCTCTTAGGCTCCGACAACTCTTCTACCTCTTCGACCTTCTCGACCTTCTCGGCTACAGGCTTAAAAGCCATAGCGTCGGCGTGCCAATCCGGAACATATCGACCATTAATATTTGGCATTATAGCCCCTTCAAAATACAACAACAAGCCCGCTAACAAGGGGGCGGAACGGGAAACCACCCCGCCCCCTGTTAACAATTAACTAAAAAGAATTAACAAAAATGTTAACCTATCAGCTAGCAGCATTCTTAATAACAGTAAAAGCGCTGTTATCGATTATGTCGCCGTCGTGACGGGACAAGAAACGCCAAGTGTTAAGGTCGTTAAGAAATGCGTAATCTACCGAACGTTCCGCCCGGATATTAGCAACAGTTCTAACAAGATAACCGGCCTTAATGTCACCGTAAATGCCAACCTTTTTGCTAACGCCGGCAGTCTCAACCGCTGCGTCGGTGTAAACCGGAGCACCTAGAAGAGTATCGGAAACACCGGCACCCAAACCCGGCGCCCAAATGTATTGGTTAGTCGTATCTTTAAGAAGACGAATAGCCGAAACGGTAGCGTCGTTAAACAGCCACGAAGCATTTTGGCGGTAAGGGCTAGCAATGTCGTGCTGAATAGCAACAAGCTGGTCTGCGGTAGGCGTGGTCGAAACGGCAATAGACGAAATGGTTGTACCATTGTCAATACCGTTCGGCTGACCGCTACCTGTGCCGGTCACTAGGTGAGCGCCAACACCTCGACGAATTCCGCTAACGGCCTGCTCCAAAATCCAAGGTAACATGCCAGGAACGGCGTTATCTTCTTCCAATTCTGTCGAAATTTGGATGCTCATTCCGTACTTGTAAGCGTCAAGATTAACCAATCCGAAAGCCGGATCCGATTCGCCTACGGCGCCGGCCTCAGCAATTAGAGCGGCCGCCGAAAAAGTTGTTACCGTAGGAAAGCCCATTTGTTCGCCGCCGGTAGTGACTACATCACGGGCAAGGCTAAACATCGAATCGGCGTTTTCTCGGAGCGAACTATACAGTTCGCCAAACAAAGTAGTCGGGACCAGATTCCCGCCGGCCGAAGCAGTGCCGGCGGTAAGGTCACGACGGGCAAGCCGAGCGATTTCCGAACTAGGGGCGCTGAATTCTGCGGTGCTCCGCGCTTCGTCATGGTCACGGCCGAGGAACAACTGCCGCGCTTCCCGCTCGATAGGGGTAAGAGAGTCAACCTCTGAACGTTCGCCGGCGTCATGCTGGGCACCAATAAGAGCGTCCAGAGTGGCCGAGCGTTCGCTAAGTTCCTGGTCCCGCATCAGACGTTGTACCGTTTCGTCCAATGCGTCTACGTCGGCATTCATTACGCCAATCGTTGCGACCTCTTCAGCAGTTAGGGCCCGCTCACCAATACCGGCGTCGAACGCCCGAAGAGCCTCGACGGCGCTACGGCGTGACTCGTAAGCCTTGCGGATAGATTCACCATTAAAATCTGACATTTTTTTCTCCAAAAATTTATTTATTAGGGCAATTTGCCCAAGTTAACGCCCGTCTAAAAACGTGAGGTGCCTAGCCGGCGGGGCTCACTTGCGAACAATCGGCCGCCGTGCGACGGTAGCGGCGTCTTCTCGACTAGCGCTATCGTCGGCGGGCTCTTGCAAGCTCTCAACAGCGGCCAAAGCCGCAGCATTAACAAACTCGTCTAGCGACCTACAGGCAACCGTGCTGTCCAAATAAGCGGGGGACGTGACCGGCCCCAATTCAAACAAACGAACTTCCGTCAAAAACCGAGTTTTCCGGCCTTCGTCGTCTTCTTCCCAACGCTCGCCCGACGGCGCAACAGAAAAAGTAAACGAACTACCGAACAAGTCTTGCCGGCCGGCCATAACCGCCGCATCCCGTCCAACCGTCGTGTCTGGAATGTCTACCTCGTAGCGAACGCCTACCTCGTCGACGCTCAACCGCAAAGTCCCCGAACCCGAACGGCCAAGCAACATGTTAACGTCATGGTTAACGCAGCAAAGCACGTCGCCGCCGGCGTCGCTAGCCCCAAGATTTGCTAGCGTACGATTAAACGCTGCGGGTTCTATAATTTCCCGAAATCCGCCGAGGTCTTGCGAAGGCTTACCGAAAACGGCGCCGTATCCAACCAACATGTTTGCGCCTTCCGTCCCTTCGTGCATACGAAGTTCTTGAACCGGTACAGTCGGCAAAACTCTTGTTTCCTTAGAGAACATTTTTCGCTTCTTCCTCTTCAATAACGGTCGGCAAAACAATTTTTTCGTCTACAGTTTCGTCTGAAAGTTGGGGTAGCTGCTGCAACGGAACCCAAGGA